TACGAAGAAGAAGAAGTAATCAAGATACAAATTGTCCATGATGGGGACCAGTTGAGTAGAAAGACGACTGAACGTTCGAAGGGACAGGTTGATAGTGTCACCAGGGAGTACTTCGTCAACGAAGCAAGGGATAAGATAGTCGAAATCATAGGTCGTTTTCCTTTGAAATGAGCGGTCGAATTGTGAGCGTGATGCGTTTACGCTTGGAATTTGGGCAAATGAGTGCTGTGAGTGGCGGTTACCTAGCTGCATTAGATCTCCTTAGAACTTCAGATGATTCTGAAGTAGTTTTTTGAATTTTGATTTCGTAATTGTACGTCTTGCTTCGTTTCTTGAATTAGAATACGGGCGTGTTTTTAAGTCAATTTCAAAATTTTGTGCGGCGAGTTGGGCTTTTTTGGTTTTTACTTCTTTGATATAGCGTTCCCATTCTTCGGGTTGATGCTTTTGGAGCCACTTTTCATAATAGCGAGGGATACATCCCAGTGGGCGCCCATTAATGACAAGTGCTCCATAGTTGAAAATGTCTTCGTAGTGAGATTCCAACCATCGTTTGCCGATAGCATTTTTCTGGCTTTTTTTAGATATCGCCTTGTAACCAGATCTTTCGTCTTCCGGATGAGCAAGTTGTTTTGCCGAGTATCGTGCCACGTAACCAGCGCTTTCGAAAGTAACCGAGCCGTAGGAAGAGAACCCGTGAGGCCAAAGTTTCTCGAGATTAGGAGAGCGATATAGCGTGTCTCCTCGGGCGTTAGTTTGCCAAGGGTAGCCGTCAGTTGGGGACCAGTTAAAGATGATAGCGTGCCAATGAGGTCGTTGATTTTTTGGTCCATATTCTCCTGTCACAAACATGCCGACTTCGGCGTTTGTAGTTTTTCTGAGTTTTTTCATGAATTTTTGAAAGTCAGTATAGTCGAGTTTTTTGGAATTAAGGTGCGTTTCGTCGTAAGTTAATGTAAGAAAGCAGTTTTTTTCGTGCATTTGGGCTTCGTGGACGCAGCGTATCGCCCATTGGCGGGCGTAGTCAAGGCGGCAGTCTATGCATTTTCCACAGGGTAGTTGAAAGTTAGCGTATTCTTTGCTAGCTTGTTTTTGGGACCATGCAAGAGTTTTGCCGTCGGATTGAAAACCGACAGTCCGGGGACTGGTACAGCGCATTGTATCGGTCCTTTTTTTTAGAGTCTGATTCCGCCGCGCATTTTGCGGGGATTTAATGAATTAACAGTATGGACGCCTGTGGCTTTTTTGAAGGATTTTTTGGAATGTCCTTTGGACATGGGTTTGCGTTTCATTGTTCACCTCTTTTTTGAGTTTGTTGTAGTTTTAGATAAACTGCAACAGGTTTGTTTAGACCCCTTTTTTGAGGAAAAGGTGTCAGTGGGCCTAATTACATCTAGTGCAGTAATTAGGCCAACGTACTTTATTGTACTATTTGCGGTGTCTTTTTCTTCAAAAGTTGTACCGCTTTTACCACGTGTTGTGGTGTGTCGAGAGACGTCAATTTCCCGGAATTGTCGTTGTACTCGCCAAGGTAGTAGAGATCAAAGTCATCAGGATACTGATTAAGTGTTGTTTTTTCGTCGTTGACTGCGGTTGCGAAGTCTCTTTCAGCTTCGCCGTGTGTGACTTTGAAGAACGGGTTGTGGAATGCTTCTGCTTTCGCGTCGCGTATAGAGTACATTTTTTTGATCATGGTGATCTCCTTTGTTGGCTTTATTGCCAGACCAAAGGTGTGTTGTGTTTCGACGATGTCAAGGTTTGATGTCGTCGATTTGTGGTTTTTCTGTCGTTTTTTCGACAGGTTTGGGTGGAGGGTTTTTTGAGACGAAGTCTCGGATGAGCTTAATAAGCTCTATTAGCCAGCTCACGAGGGTTTTGTATTTCATGATTCTGGCTATAAGGTCCATGATGTTTTTCATGTGGGGAGCCTTTCTGGGCGGTTTAGAATAGTATATCGCGTCGCTGCGGGTGAGGCGGTCCATTTTTTCAAATGCGAGTATATTTTGGATGTTGGTGTGGCTTTTGTGCCACAGGGGGGAGGGGAGAGGCACGACCTTCTTTCAGAAGAGCGTAATCGTGCCTGATTTTTTTGCCTTGGGGTGGGTTCCCCACGCTTGCGCTTATCCAAAGGCAAAAGGTTTGAGGTGATTTAAGATTGAATTTTAGAGTTTAAGATAATTCAGGATTTTTGAGATTAGATTTTAGAATTTAAGATTAGATAGCAATTACGGGGATTTGAGTTTTTTGGTTTTTTTAGTTTTTTGAGAAGTGAGTAATTGAGGTAACTAGGAGTAGTGACCGACGAGAGATTGATCATCTCTCTGAGTGATAGCAAGGAATTGCGATCAGAAGGCCTCTGATCGAGGCCTTGAGGGGAGTGATAGTCGCATCCTGCGACGTAAGAGCCCCCAGCTTCATGCTGGGGGCAATGGGTCAGGGGGACCCGTTATTATGGTTTGAGTTCAGGAATTAGAGCAGGGGCTTCAATGGGTTTTTCGACAAGACCGAGTTTGACGGCTTCGTCGAGATTTTTACGATCAGAAACAAAGTCTATGAGTTTCTGAGGATCGTTTTCAAACCTGTTGCGTAGATGAGATGGTAATGATGCGAATGAGCCACGCGCTTTCGCTACAGCGTTAGACATTTCGTGGAAGTCTCCGAGACCGGAGAAGTCAGCAACTACAGAAGGAATATCGGGAAGTTGCTTGTAAGTGTATTTTTTCATGATGTTGTTAACGTTGACGCGGTCCTTGAAGGATTTTTGCGCCATTGATTTTTCGGAGTTGAAAGTTGCGATGCGTAGGGAGCCGTCAGGGCGGCGTAAGAAGTGCTTGTCGCCTTCTTTTTTTTCCAGTTTGTCAATTTTTTCTACTTTGTCAGCCATGGTAGCTCCTTAAGGTTGATTTTGTTTCTTCCACCATTTGTAGGTGTCAGTTTTTTTAAGTTTTTGTGCGCCAGTTTTGAACCAGGATCTTCCTTCGTCGAGGATTTCTTGGAATATTTTAGATTTTTCAGCTTCTTTACCAAGAACTGTGGTTTCGGTGTCAGTTTTGTTTTTTTGAGATTTTAGTAGTTCAATTTCTTCAGCTTGTTTTTTTGTAGCTAAGTGCATTTGATATGCATCTCGTGCTGAAGATGTAACTCCTTCCATTACATTTTCGGCAGTTGACATAGCGCCAGCTGGAGCAGAGGAACCAGCGTTGGCGGATAATATAGGGTTTAATCCGGCTGCTTTTAAGTCCGCAACTTCGCGCTGATGAGCAGTTGAAGACATTCGTTCTTGGAAGGCCATTTGTTCGCGGGCCATGCGTTTATTAGTATGGTTAGCAGATGCTTGGCCAAGAGCTTGGGCTCCCATGGAGCCCATTGCTAGCATCATGGATGGGTCCATTAGAATCTCCCTAACGTAGCAGGAATGGCGTAGGCGGTCATTGGACGAGCGTGTTTATAGTCGAACCACATATCTGCGATGATGTCGGCTTCTGTGGTTACTGCAAGAGCGCGCTCAATAGGAGTATTAGAGGCAATAAATGAAGAATTGAGAGCAGGAGCAGAGCCAAATTCTTCTGCCATGTGCCACATGTCGAGTGGTGTTGCGTATTGAGAGCGAAATTTACCAGTGACTTGAGATGGTTTGTAGCGGTATTCGGCGTAACGTTCTTGATAGCCGAAAACGTCGTCGTTTGTGGCGGCAGCGTCTGATGCCCAGTAAATTTCTCCGAGTTCGACAGTTTGTTCTCCTAATTGTTGGAGTTTGGGCCAGAAGAAATCGTAGCGTGTTTGTCTTAGCCACATTCTTTCGATGCCTTGTTGATAAGTGATGTCGGCTCGTGCTGAGACCATTCCAATAACGTAGCCATGTTCGACAAACGATTTTGTAAAACCGATAGAGTTGTCGGATGTAGAGGCTGTTGCGAATGCTGCAAGAGAGCCTTTGTAAGATGTTCCAGAAGTAGGAGCTGTTTGTGGAACGATATGAGAGTTGATTTTTTCTCGGCCTCCGCCAAGGTACTCGGGACGTTGTACACGATGATCTCCAGTGTGGACATTGAAATGGTTAAGTATTACTTCCGTGTATCGAGTTCCGCCGCGAGCATCCAGCTCGAGGAGTGAAGTTATCATGAGAGCTTCACGTAGTTCGTTAATAGTGGCGGCAGTAGCGGAAGAAAGGTCGGCTTGTAAGCCTGTAGTTGTAGTTCCGAGGGCACCGAAATTCATATAAGCGGTAGAGCCGCCAGATGTTGAGGTAACGTTTCGAATTACTTCGTTCGGGCTGTTGTTCGTTGCTACGTACAGTTTTGACATCGCGCCAGTAGTACCTCGGATTTGAATGTCGGCCGCGTTGGATACCACGGGTGCGGTTGATCCCATGGGAATTGTAACTTCATCGCCTTTTTGTGGCCATGGTAGGCATGACGTAAAGTAATCGTGCTTTTTGTTGCGTTTTAAAAGTGTGGCTGATGTGGTTGTGTCTGGGCCATCTGCGGTTGATACAGTGACGGAGTTTTGTAGGTTCTCGTCACGGAACCATTCGTTCCAAATTAATGCGTAAGCTCTGAAGGGTAGTACGTTTGGTAAGGTATATTGTCCGAGGGATTGGGCGGTATCGTTGGTTTGTAAGCCCATGTAGTCATAAATGGAGGAATTTTGGGCAACGTTGTTGCCGATGACTTTTGTTGGGATGGTGTAATCAATTGTGTCTGCTGGGTTGGCTTGTGAGCCGCAGAATTTTTCCCAGTTATCCCAGATGAGGCGGTTAGGTACGAAGAAGAAGAAGTAATCAAGATACAAATTGTCCATGATGGGGACCAGTTGAGTAGAAAGACGACTGAACGTTCGAAGGGACAGGTTGATAGTGTCACCAGTGAGTACTTAGTCAACG